ACATTAATGCCCATGTGCGCTCAACCTCGTAAGGTCCAAACGTCTTCCTGTTTGGCTAATCTACCTCATCACGGTGGGTTGCCGGGTTTTCCAATGCTCCCAGTTTTCCTTCTGGGGGACTACCAAGCCGTCTCTGGCTCCTTTTTCTCTTGGTTTTGCCCAAGTGTCGCTGAGTTCACGACAAACGCTTACATTTTTGCTCTGGTTCAACTAAATACTGAACAGAATCAATGTTTCTTTCCGGATCAATTACAGGTTTAGACCATAAAGGGTCTGGTAAGCACTGGTAATAGTTCTCAACCAGCTTCTGCTCCGACGGTGTAATGTCGAACGCAAAATAAAAGCTTATCCTCTCCTTCATAGTCGGTTCCCGTTGCTTGTGAGTCATACCATCTATCAGCTCTTGACGATACTTGTAGTAATAATCGCCCATACGAGGAATCCATGGTGTGGCTCCTCTGCCCATCCAGGTATAAAATTGTTGGAAAATAGGGGTTCCGCTCGAAATGGCTAAACCACATCCTGCTATCGCGCCCAACTGTTTGCGATACACTTTCTTGGATTCCAACATTTTCGTTGAAATCACATCGCTATACAGTCTTTTAGTGGGCCGTGGTGTTAACACATACCCTAATTCCTCATTAAATACCGGACGAGCCTGACAGAATTCAACCTCCTCTAGTGTTTGATACACTCCGTCGAATTCCATAGTAATACCCATTCGCAAAAACCAATCCTTCAATCCACTGGTGAACGCTTTCAAGCGCCTTTTCTCCATAATAATGACACAGTCATCGCCGTCATTTAGGAGGGAAACTTTGCCAAACATATTCTTATCCTTAAAATATGAATACATTAGACTACACATGATAATAACATTCCCTAAACTAGTGTTCATATCGCCTGACATTCGGCACCCATTTACCTTGTACCGTAATACGCCATCAATACCCACATACACACCTTTGTTCTTAAGCTGGGCTTCAAGTAAAGTATTTAAGTTGGGAAGGTCGTCCTCTTTGCCTGTCGACCACATTCTGTATATATCGTGTTCATGTTCTAACAACAATGTATTAATGTGCTGGTCAAAACGTGATGCATCTAATCCTACTGCAACTGGATTCACGTATCTATCCCACATCCCCTTAATTTCGTTACCTCGCTCGTTCATGTTCATTCCCTTAGCTACTGTCTTATGTTCACCTGTTCCGTCAAATATCTCGTCGATTGCCGCAAAAATTTGATGTTCTAGTGGTTTTAGGTACCTACCCAAACAGACATTGAAACGTGGACTTCGTGGTTGTATCGCCCGAGGTGCCCCGTCAGGCTTTAAGTAATCATCCTTTGGAAATACTTTCACGCGTTTATCACGTGCTTGAAGGTGGTTATCCTCCAAACTTTCAACCGATTGTTCGTATATTTTACGTTTTGCCCCACCGTAACACTCTAAGAACTCTTGGTTCGTGTACGGGCTGACTAATCCGTTAATCTTTGAACATCTCACCATTTCTCGGTTAAAATGTGAAAACTTGTCCTGTACGTAGCTCCTGGCCTGAGCTACAGAATTACCTAGCACGTTTATAGAATTATGACTCCATGGTTTAGGAGCGCGCCGGAATCCCCCCTGTTCATCCTTGACGAAAAATACGCGTTCAAGGACAGCATGGGATACTGTATCAATGTCGTTATTGGGAA